ACGGAACGTTTGACGGAAGACATTCTCTCGCCGCCGCAGATGAAAATGGATCAAGAAATTATATTTACACTGAAGAAAATAGAGCGCGCCGAAACGCTCTTAATATACAAATCGGTGTAGATAAAATGCTGTATAGAAATATCCCTGCCGATTCAATTCAGCATCGTATGTTACGGCTACGTGAAAATACTGGAAACTATCAAATCTTAGAAGACGTAGAATCACCAACATTTGGTCCGCTTTTTAGAAATGTAAAAATACTATTAAACCTATGAAATTTCTATTGAACGTAGGTGCCGAGAAATCTGGTACTACTTGGCTATATGAATATTTTAAAGAACACCCAGATTTCTATGATATGGGCAAAGAACTGAATATCATTCAAAGAGATGATTTAGTTCCCGTTCTGGAAAATGTGGAAGAGTATAGAAAAGACATAGAGTCTTTTTTTCGGGCAGTTTCACACGTAAATCAAGTGACAGGTGACTTTACACACTACGAAGGATCGAGTGAGAACATTTTTCGGCTTATCAAAAACGGCCTATTAAAATACGATATCGAAGTTGTTCCAGTTTATATTATGAGAGATCCTATTCAAAGATCTTGGTCAGCATGGAATATGCTCGGAGGCGGCAAGATTTCAAGCCAGCCAAAAGCTTCACAATTTGTTATGACTAATTTTATATCTTGCAAATACAAAGAAACGATAGTAGCTTTAGATAGTGTTTTTGCGAATCCACTATACTTCTTCTATGAGGATTTTTTTACTCAAACTAATATGAATAAAATATGTGATGAACTGGAAATTTCCCGTCATCCGGCAGAATGTGATAATATCATCAACGGTTCTCCTTATAAGAAGATACCAGAAATCTTCTTAAAGACTTTCGGTAAATCGCCGAAGAATATTGCATCCGTTAAACATGTTTTTGAAAGATTTGAAAATGTACCGTGGAAACTCGAAGATTATTCGTAAATCTATTGTAGATGAAGATATTCGTCTAAGATTACTCGAAGGTTTAAATAGGTCTGCACAAATGCATTACTTTGATCGTAATGCTACTACAAATAAAACAGATGAAACCGTACTTGAGTTTCTCGATCGAGAACAATTCAACTGTAATAAAACCCACATCGAATACTGGTATCAAGTGCAAGAAGTTTCAGGAAATCTGTGGCCGCACGTTGATTTTAATGAAAAACTTCGTCACAGAGTTGATGCAGGAGAAAAATTTAATTCAAAAGATCTAATGTCTCCGATTACTATTGCATGCTACTTAGAAGCAAATAATCTTGTCGGCGGGGAATTCTGTATTTCAGAAAGAAGTTGGCTTGACTATGAGAGAGAAATTACTCCTCCATCAGCTTTGAAAGAAGAGCTACTCAAATACACACACGAGTCTTTTGAACCTACTGAAGGTGCAGTCTTATACTTTGAAGGTAGTCGATACTATCATTGGATCAATGAAGTCAAGAGCGGATCTCGTAAGAGTATACTCATCAATTTTTGGGATGACTGCAGCCTTAAGTCCACTTAGTTCCGTGTCGAGAGCTGTACTTGGTTTCAGGATCATAGGAAGAGAAGTCTTCATAGCGAGGATCTCCAGGTTCGGCGCGCTTGCCGATACTATACTCGCCAATATGATTAACGATGTTATTTCCTTCTTCGGTCTTTACCTTACACGTCTGCATACCGAGTTGTTGCAATGATTTTGCCACAACATACTCGCTTAGGTTCTTCTCACCCACTGATTCTGCGTGTGGAAGATCTACTATCGCGCGAGGAAAAATACTCGCCAAACTCCAAAAATATGCCGCAGAAAGTTCGCCACGATACTTTCCGAGTGTAATGTCTGTTTCATAAGCCTGAGTTTCCTCTTCAAAGTCATACCATTTTTGTCGTGTTAAACATACCTGAGAAACGTTCTTGTAATCATGCAGAATCTGAGTCATATCGAGCATCTTGATAGGAACGTTGAACGTGACGTCGTCTTCAGACAGATATATGTAGTCATAATCTCGTTCTCTGAGCAGTTCAAAAGTCTTATTCCATACGTGTGGTAAACCCATGTTCTGTTGGTGTAAGATGATCTCAGTAAAACCAAAATTCTTGGCCAACTCAAACATCGTGCCATCATGGCGGCCTTTTGGCATGTCATCAATAAAGATGCCTTCGACTTGACATCCGCTAAAGTTTAGCATATCTCGCTGTGATTTCAGAGTAGGAATCAAATACTCGAGTCGATTCGTCGACCAAATGATCTTACATACCTTCATGAGAATCTCTCCGTATCAAAGAAGAATGTCTGAAACAATCTTCCGTCATATAAGTTTTTACCGAAGTAGTCGAGGCTGGCATGAAACAGATCTCCACGATAAAGGATAAGACGATTATACTTGTTGCCGATCGAGTCTACTTTATCCCATTTGGTGTAGTCGTATCCTTCATGGAGGTTCTCACGAGATCTCCATTCTCCTGATTCTTTATGTTTATACATGGCAGTGCCACTCGATAGCGGTGCATCAGGAGTCAAGTAACATACACCTGCCCACATACTCGTATGATCACAGTGAATCCATGTACGATCTTGGGCTGTGGCATACTGAAAAGCTCCGGTATAACCAGAGTCTTCGTACCAGTTGGTAATGTTACCAGCAAAATTCATCCAGTACTGAATGCATTGCTTGACGTCGTCTGTGAGAAAGGAGCGAGTTCGTTTTCCAGGATAGTTGCCTGTTACATCAAACTCTTGAGTCAGAGCAAAGGCTCTGACCGCATCGGGATTCGTATAGAAATTATCGATGATCATCAAGTCTAAATTCATAATATTTCAAGTCCTCATAGTGTACTGGCTGTATTTATACTGCTTATAAATAGCTTGAGATAAATATAATAAAAGAGGGATTCGATGGCCACTCCTACCACAAAAGCAACATTTAAAGAGTATTGCCTTCGTAAGCTTGGCAAGCCGGTAATTGAGATTAACGTAGATGATGATCAGGTAGATGATCGTGTCGACGAAGCCCTGCGTTACTGGTATGACTATCACTTTGATGGTTCAGAAAGAGTATACTACAAACATGCTATCACTGAGGCTGACGTAGAAAACAAGTATATTACTCTTCCAGAAAATATTATCGGTGCAGTCAGCATCTTCTCGATGGGAGATCCTTCGATTCGCTCTGACGACCTCTTTAATATTCGCTATCAGATTGCTTTGAACGATCTTTACACTCTGACTAACGTGTCTCTTGTTCCTTACTACATGGTCATGGAACATCTCGCTCTCATGAATGAGCTTCTTGTCGGTAAGCAACCTATTCGCTACTCTCGCCATAAAGATCGACTACACGTTGACATGGACTGGAACACGGTTGCAGTAGGAGAGTTCCTGCTCGTAGAAGCTTATGAAGTCGTGGATCCAGAAACATGGACAGATGCTTATAACGATCGTTGGCTTCAAAACTATGCCACGACTCTGATTAAAGAACAGTGGGGATCGAACCTCACGAAGTTCACAGGTATGACTCTACCAGGAGGAGTTCAATTTAACGGAGAGAAAATCTACGACGATGCCGTAGCCGAAAGAAGAAAGCTCGAAGACGAGATGATTTCTTCTTATTCTCTTCCGGTTCTCGATATGATTGGATAATACATGTCGACCAATTTCTATTTTAACAACTTTACAAATAGCCAAGAGCAGGTCTTAATCGAAGATCTGGTTCTCGAGTCTATTAAGATGTATGGTCACGACGTATTCTACTGCCCTCGAACACTGATAGCAAAAGACGACGTATATGAAGAAGATGCTGTATCACAGTACAACAGTTCTTACTTAATTGACATGTATATTCGTAGCTATGAAAGCTATGAAGGAGATGGTCAGTTCCTCTCGAAGTTTGGTCTTGAAATCAGAGATCAAGTTACGTTTACTGTATCTGTTCGTAACTTCATGAATGAAGTAGGCAATCTTGAGATGATTGATCGTCCTCAGGAAGGTGATCTTGTTTATCTTCCGATGGCTGATCGTTTAATGTATATCAAGTATGTGAATAAGACTCCCGTCTTCTATCAGATGGGATCGATTCAGATGTACGATCTCGTCTGTGAGATGTTTGAATATAGCGGCGAGGCTCTGAATACGGGGATTGCGGCGATTGATAATATTGAAAGAGATCTCAGTCTTAGCCTCGATCTATACAACATTCTCACTTCAGATGGCTTGATTCTTGTTGCTCAAGATGGAACACCTATCATTCAAAGCGGATATAGTTTTGAAACTCAAGCCGGCGATCCATTCGAAGACAATACCGAGTTCGAAACAGAAGGCGACGGACTTCTCGATTGGACACAAATAGATCCTTTTAGTGAGGGACAAGTATAATGTTTGGAAGAACATGGAATCATGACAGCCTAAGAAAATACATCATTGTATTTGGTACGGTGTTCAATGACATCTACATCAATCGACTGAGTAATACAGGAGAAGTACTTCAGACTCTCAAGATTCCTTTGACTTATGGTCCAAAGGATAAAGTTCTTGCGAGACTTGATCAAAATCCAGAAATGACTAACCAAGTTGGTATTGTTCTTCCTCGTATTTCTTTCGAGATGACGTCGTTGGAATATGATCCTACTCGTAAACTGAATACTCTCAATAAGCTGACAAAGCAGTCTGCTACTGCCGGCACAGACGATGAAGTCAAGTATCAGTATCAACCTGTTCCTTATGACATGCAGTTTGAGATGAACATCTTGGTCAAGAATGCCGAAGATGGCACACGAATCGTAGAACAGATTGTGCCTTACTTTACGCCAGACTTTACAGTCAGTGTAAATGTTGTTCCTGAGGTGGATGGCCCACGAGACATTCCGATTATCTTGAATAGTATCACATCACAAGATCAGTACGAAGGTGCATTCACAGAAAGACGAGTGTTGACATGGACACTTAGCTTTACGCTGAAAGGTTACTTGTACGGACCTACAAAGAAATCGAAACTGATTAAGAAAGCAGAAACTACATTCAGACTTCCTGAAGATGTAGCGACTGGAAACACAACGAATACCACTAGCACCGTAATTGTAACTGCTCGTCCAGGATTAACTGCTGGAGGAGAACCTACGAGTAATGCTGCAGCAAGCTTGCCGTATGATGAAATTATAAGTACAGATGACTATGGCTTTATTCATGAAATTACAGAGAATCTATAATGAGCAACGAACTTGATAAGTTTTTAAACATCGCCTCTGGTGATAATTTACCAGCTGTGATCGAAAAGAAGATGAGTACTCAAGTGTCGGCCGACTTTGAGTATGCTCGCGAGAACATGATGGAAGTGATTAATAAGGGGCAAGAAGCTCTCTTTGATCTGATGGATGTGGCTAAACAGAGCCAGCATCCGAGAGCCTACGAAGTCTTGGCAACCATGATGAATACCATGGTGGCAGCCAGCAAAGACTTAGTTGATCTTCAGGCCAAGAAGAAAAAGATTATGGAAGATGATCCTTCTGCTTCTCCGCAGCAGGTCACAAACAATCTCTTTGTCGGATCCACAGCAGAGCTACAGAAATATTTAAAGCAGCACAAAGATGGCGAGTGAAAATTACTTAGGCAACCCTCGATTAAAAAGAGCCGACACAAAGGTCGAGTATACTCCTGAGCAAGTTGCCGAGTATATCAAGTGCTCTGAGGATCCTATCTACTTCATCTTAACTTACTGTAAGATCGTTAACATTGATAAGGGTCTGATCATGTTCCCGCTCTGGGAATTCCAGAAGGAAATGATCCTTGCCTTCGAAGCCAATCGATTCGTGATCTGTAAGATGCCTCGTCAGGTTGGTAAGACGACTACTGTTGCGGCATACCTGTTATGGAAAATCGTATTTAACGAAGAATATTCCATCGCTATTCTCGCCAACAAAGATAGACAGGCTCGAGAAATCCTTGGTCGTATTCAGTTGATGTTTGAGCATCTTCCGAAGTGGCTTCAGATGGGTGTTACAGAATGGAATAAGGGTAACATTAAGCTCGAGAATGGGTCAGAAATCCTTGCTTCTGCTACCTCATCTTCAGCTATTCGTGGTACTTCTCAGAACATGGTATACCTCGACGAGTTTGCCTTCGTTCCGACCAACATTCAAGACGAGTTCTTTGCATCGGTATATCCTACCATTTCATCTGGTCAAAGCTCGAAGGTTCTGATCACTTCCACTCCAAATGGTATGAACATGTTCTACCGTATCTGGACAGAGTCAGAAGAAGGTCGCAATGCTTATGCTCGTGTCGACGTTCACTGGTCGCAGATTCCAGGTCGTGATGAGGCATGGAAAGAGCAGACGATCAGTAACACGTCTGAAGATCAGTTTAGACAAGAATATGAGTGCGAGTTCCTTGGATCTTCGAACACTCTGATCCATCCGACTAAACTTCGTAACATGGTCTATAAGCATCCAATTGCTCAGGCAGATGGCGGATTGAAGATCTACGAAGAGCCTGAACCAGACACGATCTATGCCATCGTAGTTGATACTTCTCGAGGAGCTGGAGCCGACTATTCTGCCTTCATTGTCGTCAACGTATCAACGATGCCTTATCGGCAGGTGGCTACGTATCGAAACAACTTGATCTCGCCGATGATCTATCCGAACATCATCTACAATGCGGCTATCAAGTATAACGATGCTTTGGTTCTTGTCGAAACAAATGACATCGGCCAACAGGTAGCAGACATTCTACACTATGATCTTGAGTATGACGGAGTTCTGGTGACTGCTAATAATGGCAGAACGGGGCAGAGTCTGTCAGGTGGATTTGCGACTACGACTCACTATGGAGTCAAGACGACGAAACAAGTTAAACGAGTTGGATGCGCCACCCTGAAAACTCTAGTTGAGTCTGATAAATTCTTAATCTACGACTATGATACCATCTATGAGTTGACTCGCTTCTCTCTGAAAAACAGTTTGAAAGGTAATCAATCTTACGAAGCTGAAGACGGTAACGATGACATGGCCATGTGCTGTGTTCTCTTTGCGTGGTTGACTACACAACCATATCTAAAAGAGATTACCAACGTCGATATTCGTATGCAGATCTACGAACAAAATGAGAAGATGCTCGAACAGCAGATGCTCCCATTCGGGCTAATGAGCACAGGAGATGATGAGCACGACGAAGAAGTAAATGAGCCTCTCTTCGACGGCGGTTTGAAAGATGATTTCTGGGTTGCTAAGAAAAGAGGATTCTTCGAAGGAAATTTTTAATATGAAAGATGAATATGGTATAAACCTGAGAAAAATAATCAAACCTATGCGATATGCGCTCAACAATCCTGGGAAAGCTTTGATTTTTATTCTACAGGTAGTGCGTCACGGCAGTGGGCCTTCTTTAAAATACACATATAAGAAGATGCTCGAAACTAAAACGGGCGGAGAGATGGCATATAAGTCTGAAGAAATATCAGAATATTTACCAGGTCTTTTGAATAGGCCTGAAAAGTCTGTTGGTAGAGAAGCTGCTGATTGTTTTCAGCATCATAGACTTGCTATCGTGGCAATGAGTAGAAAAAATACTCGCGATCAGTGGATTGAAGCCAAACATCCTTACAGTTGGATGGCGAGAAGATATCGTGATACTCATGATGTGTGGCATATTTTAACGACTTATCCCACTACTGCTGAAGGAGAAATGTGCCTAATAATGTTTTCTTATGCGCAAACACGATCACTTGCTTGGCTAGTGATCAGTCTAAGCATCTTGTTTACACTTCTAATAAGACGCCCTTCAAAATCTTTCCTACTACTCAGAATGGTTTATGAAGCGTATCGAAATGGCAAGAGGGCTAAGTTTCTGTTAGCCGAAGACTATGATAAACTACTATCTGAAAATCTAGATTCTGCTAGGGAACGACTAAACATCCGCTTACCGAAAGCCTTTGTGAGCAAATCCCCTAATTTTTTGAAGTTATAAATAAAGCAAATGCAACTTACATGACTAACCTTTAAAGGGAGATAACAATGGCGTTTCAAGTCAGCCCGGGAATTAACGTTTCTGAAATTGATCTTACAACAACTGTTCCGGCACTTGCGACTACGGTCGGTGGTTTCGGCGGAGTATTTCGTTGGGGACCAATCGGAAAGTTTGTTCTCGTAGATTCAGAAAATACACTCGCAAATCGCTTCGGTAAACCAACTTCGGATAACTACGAAACGTTCTACACTGCTGCTAACTTCCTTTCGTATGGAAATGCGCTGTATGTATCGCGCGCAGGAACTACCACAGGTTTTGCTAATAGCTCAACAATCACTCTCGATGCAGATACAACACTTGCCGCTAATGGTACAGCTCTTGGTGTTACTGTCGGTGCACGTGTACAAGGTGACGGTATCGCAGAAGATACATTCGTAACAGCTGTAACAAATACTACTATTACGGTATCAAAGGCTGCTACAGCAAGCGGTTCAGCTTTAGTTTCATTCATTGCTAATAATCGTGTTCTTTCGGCTTATGCTGGTAATACTGCTGCCGTAGTTGCTTCGAACGTTGTAGTAAGAAACACAGAAGAGTTTGAAAATTATGGTGCAACGAACACCATCTTCACAGGAACTGAGTTTATTGCTCGCTATCCTGGTGCACTTGGTAACTCTCTCAAGGTTTCGATGTGCGATAGCGCAACTCAATATGCTGAGACAGTTACATTTGAAACCAATACAACTTGGGGTTCAACGACTGCTAATACATATGCACTTGCAGATCTTACATCAGCAACAGTAGCTATCAACGTAGGTAGCAACACTGCTAACGTAGTATTCGTATGGTCTGGAGACGACTTTGCTGATCGTGTAGCAAATTCTGCTAATGCGCAAGTAGTTGGATCCAACGGCGTATCAACTAACTTCATCTCGCTTGCAACAGCAAATACACTGTTCACTAACGGTGATGCAGTATGGTATTCGCAAGGTGCAACATCTTCAGCGAATAGCATTCAAGGTCTTTCGGAAGGCACTACTTACTACGTAATTGCTGCTAATACTTCTGGTCTTTCACTGTCGCTTTCTTCTGGTGGTTCTGCGGTTGCTATCTCGAACGGTGCCGCTAACTCAGACGTGTACATCACAAAACAGAGCGCAACTGATCTTGGTCTTACACTTGCTCAAGCACGTCTTGCAGTGACAGCGCTAAGAGACAAGCTTACAGTTGGTGACTACGTAGAAGTTGGTAACACCACAGTCGGCAAGCAGAATATGAAGGTTACATCGAAGGGTACACAAGCCGACGACGGTACGAACATCTTCTTCAGCATCGGTTTTGATAGCACTTGGAATAAGTCAACTAACTTTAGCGGTACTTCACTGACACGTCAGTGGGAATACTTCAATGTTGTAGAGTCTGCTCCAGGTATTTCTTCATCGATGACAAATGCTGGTCGTACGGTAACAGACGAAGTTTCAGTTGTTGTAGTTGACGAAGATGGTCTGATTAGTGGAACACCTGGTCAAGTTCTTGAAATCTACCAAAATCTTTCACGTGCAACAGATGCTAAGAAAGACGATGGTACGACTAACTACTATAAGACTGCTATCAACGACTTCTCACGTTGGGTTTGGGCTACAAACGACCGTACAGGCGCAGCTTCAGCCACACTTGCAAATCTTGCAGATTCGACTGCTGCAACTCCATATACTAAGTCGTTCGTACGTGGTGCAGATGGAGCAACAGAAAGCGGCGTAACGATGGCCGCTCTCGGTTCAGCATATGATCTCTTTGCCGATGCAAGCACAGTAGATATTTCTCTGCTTCTACAAGGTAAGGCAACAGGAACTAACGACGTTCAGTTAGCAAACTATCTGATCGATAATATTGCAGAGGTTCGCAAGGATTGCGTAGTGTTCGTTTCTCCTGCATATAGCGACGTTGTAGGTATTAACACAGAAAACGCGCAAGCGCAGAACATCGTAGATTTCAGACGTCTTCTACGTAACACTTCATATGCATTCCTCGATTCTGGATACAAGTATCAGTACGACAAGTATGCAGACGTATATCGCTACGTTCCACTCAACGGTGACATTGCTGGTCTAACAGCTCGTAGTGATAGCCTCAGAGATCCTTGGTTCTCTCCAGCTGGATTTACTCGTGGCCAAATCAGAAACCTTGTTAAGCTTGCTTTCAGCCCTGGAAAAACTGAAAGAGATCTTCTTTATAAGAACGATGTCAATCCAATTGTTACATTCCCAGGTCAAGGAACAGTGCTTTACGGAGATAAGACTCTCTTAGGCCGTGCAAGTGCATTCGATCGTATTAACGTACGTCGTCTGTTCATCGTTCTTGAAAAAGCGATCG